CTACTTTCGTAGTTTATTTAAGGACCATACACGGCCCATTATCGTTTATCAGTTACACTCAAGCTGCGGACTTTCTGCCATTTACTCGGTGGATAATATCACCGACACTTTGTGTTTCCTGAATGGATAATCTTTTTGTTTCAAAGAACGTATCGGACATTTCCGAATTGTTTTACAAATTTACGACTTTTTTTTCAATCTGTCAAGTAGTTTGTGAACTTTTTTTTTGATTTAACTACCGAGTATCTTTCATTCCCTATGAGTGTTAAATCTTTTACAAACTTACAGCGAATATTCCGTAGTGTCAAATAAATATATCAAAAAAATCAAAAGTTTAACACATCAGTTAAAACTTCCTTAATACCAGATGACATAGTAAGTCCTTTAATTTCATCTAAAGTCATATAATCACATTCAGTGTGTTCAAAACCATCTACGGCATTCGCCAAATCAGGAATGACTTCAGTATCAGTTTTAAAAATAAAAACATGTAAAACACTTTTTATTTTTCCTAACTTATTATAACGATTAATCCTAACTAAAGGTTTAATAACCCCATCAACTGAAACACCCATTTCCTCATAGAACTCTCTATAAGCAGCATCTTTAGGGTCTTCACCCTCATCTATACCACCCATAGGTATTGCCCACTTTGCTGGTTCATTAACATCTGAAGCTCTCTTACAAACCAGACATTTATCATTTACTTTCACAATAATTCCCGCACTTTCTTTCATAGAAATATTTATTAATAAGTATGTTGTTAAAAATAAATAAAAATAGTTTCAATGTCAAAGTATTAATTGAAAGTTCTGAAACCAGTGAAGGTATGATGAACAAAACTTTTGACAATTTTGACGGTATGTTGTTCATCATGGGTGATGGTTCACATAGTTTTTGGATGATGAATTGTATCATCCCTTTAGATATTATCTTTATTGATAAGAATTTTAAAATCACTAAAATACATCACTATTGTGAACCATGTAAGGTTCAACCTTGTGAAAGCTTTAAAGGTAAAGGAATGTATGTCTTAGAACTTGAAGGTGGTACCTGTGAAGATTTAGGTATTAGGGAAGGACAAGTTTGTGAGTTCTTTAAATAAATTACTTACTTTCTTCAATTTTTTGTTGTAAAACATTCACAAATTTATTCTGTAACATCTTTAAAAACTTGATGTAAGGTGAGTCATCTTTTTCAGAATCGTATTTAGGTTTACCCTGAGGTGGTCTCTTACTTCTTCCGATGTAATTCAAACCTGAAATATTTGTAATACACTTGTGTCCACCTGAATTTGCTTGGATAACTTCCCATACAGGAACTGAAACACCATCTAAAACACTCCATTCTTCTTCGGTCAATTCAGATGATTTTTTTTCCATTAAAGATTTTATATCCATAAGTTCCTCAACACCATCTTTCTTATCCAAGTATTTGTCTCCGTAGATTGCTGCAAAATCTTTAAATGTAAATCCAACTGATTCTTCTTTAGCCGCAGTTTCAGACACCCATTTAATTGTTGACAGTGGTATTTGTTTTTCTTTAAGTTGTCCTTCCCAATGTGATAATACCTCTTGAGCAATCTCACCCAAGTTAACACCTTTAAGTTCTCTCTCTTTCTTAAATGGGTTACAAGATGCTTGAAGTAATCCAAGTGGCCAAGCGATAACTAAAAAGTCAGCCTCAGGGTTGTTTCTAAATGGGGTATATCTGTCATAAGACCCAGGTTTCATCATACTACCACCACCATACTGAACGATGATATTATCTTTAACTTGGACATTCTTATGTCCTTTCATAGTCTGAACATAATCTTCTTTATTTTTTTCTAATGAAGAAATGTCAGCATATCTATTTGTCTTCATCAACTCTTTTATCTTATTGAAGATTGAAAGGATTGAAGGTTTACAATCTAATACCAATGTCTCTAAAAACCCTGGTTTATTTTTAAACGCCAACAATAATTTGTTAGTAACCAAACCTAATAACATTCTATTTTCTTTAGCACTCTTTTCTTTTGACGTACCATACACATAATTCATCACCATTTCAGGTGTAATGTTTTTGGAAGCGTAATCAGCACTATCAACCATAGATATTGTCGCAACATCCTCAGGTGTGAAAATCTCTGATGCCGGAACTATCTGTGATAGAGTTTCAACATTAGAACGAGCTCCTCTGAACTGAGTTGACTTAGTTTCGTCAGCTCCCGCCTGTCTATCGTGGTGGTCGGTATGAATAACGAACATAGGTTTTCCGTGAGCGAAATCTACCAACACTGGCATAATTTCACCTTCAGCGTCAGCCTTCTTAACGGCAAATTCCTTATCTCCGTATTGAATTATTTCAACATCAACAACTTTAATACCCTTATCTTCAAGGTATTTTTTCATTGCGATGGCTGTGGCAACTCCGTCAAGCTAAAGGTCCTGGTGAAAGTAGATTTTCGCTTTTTTGTAGCGATTTGCGAGAGATACCATATCTCTTAATCCACCTTCAACCAGGACTGTATTATTTTTTCTGGTATTCATTTATTTGTTTTTTAATAAATATTCAGTTTTTTCAATTAATTCTTCTAAAGTAATAGAACATTTACTTTGTTTAGAACAGTTTTGATATTCAGTCAAAATTTCTAAATTTTCTAAGGCAGATATTATATGTGGACTCAAATTATTTTTAAATCCTTCATGTATACTAAATTTATGGTCCAAGTGATAATTTCCTCTCCCTATTTTAAGATTTTTAGGGTTTATAACTTTTTTATTAATTTTATAATTTTTTGCGGTAAGTGCTCTTATCTGTCTTCTGTAATTTTCAATTTTTATTAATTCTTCATCAGTTAAATTAAGTCCAAGGGATTCATATAAACATCTTTTACAAATATATTTTATATTTTTTCTAGTAAAATTAGTATAAACTTTATTTGATACGTGCCCTTTTTCACATTCAATTGAAAATTGAGTGTGTTTTCCTTTAATTTCGGATATTGAAATTATTTTAAAGTTTTTTTCCTCTACTATTTTTTTTAAAAAATTTTCATTAATGATATTTTGGTTTTTTTTTATTTTTACATCGTCTTTCAAAGAAGGGTTTTTACTCCCCTTCCATTTTTCAGAGTATTTTAATTTAATTTCTGTCAGTTTTTCTTTATCATAAAAATCTTTCCATTTTCGTCTATCACCATATCTTCCGTTCCCTTCACCCGAACATTGACATGGTCTACAAATTTGACTTTGTTGGTTTAATTTTTCTTTATTTAGATGGGAAGCATTAATAGAATGTATTTTATTTGGAGTTTTACAAACTGAATTATCACAAGTCCATATAACTTTAAATCCTGTCGTCCCTTTTTTTAAATTTAGTAATTCTTGATTAACCAATTCATAAAAAATAGGTTTTGATTTATAATAGTAAGGTTTCCATACAAACTTAATCATTGGTTGATATTTACTATAAATATATTGATTTATTAGAAAAACCGTCTAACTCTTTATAAAAATACAAATATAATAGTAAAAAAAAGTTCATCAATACGATGAACTTTTTAAAGTAAAAAAGTAATATACCTCTATTTTAAAGTTAACAAGTATTTTAACCTGTTAATTTCTCCTAACATTTCATCTCTAATGTTTAATAAATCGGAATCCATATTTGGGTCGTAGTCTTCTGACAATCCAACCAAGTATTCACATACTGAATTAATAAACTCAGTTAAATCAAGTTCTTCTATATCACTACCCGCTAAAGTATAACCACCTGTAAAACTAGGTCTTCCGTGTTTACCCATACAAACCTCAACAAATCTATCAATCAAATCATCAAGTAAATTATATATTTTACCATATGCTTTATGTCTTGAGAATGATTTTGTTTGCCAGTGTATTATTCTAAACTGAGTTTGCGTTTCTAATAAAAATTTAACAACTTCCGAATTTTTCATAATAATATTTTATTATAAATATATAAATAAATAAAAAAACGGAGTTTACTGGACTCCGTTTTCAAATTGTAACTTCTGTTGGTTCTTTTGGTCAACAAAACTTTGTATTCTTCGTTTAGCAATTTCACAATAGTTCTCACTCAATTCAATACCAATCCATCTTCTATCATGAACAACCGCCGCTACACAACTGGTCCCTGAACCATTGAAGGGGTCTAATACCACATCATTTCTGTATGACAATATCTTGATTGCCTTTTCGGGAATATCCATGGAGAACGTCGCCCTTGTTAGTGTACGGGTATCGGCAAAGTATTTCCATTGTCCAAACACCAATTCCATGAATTCTTTTTTATCTTGTTCGGCATAAGCAACTTTATTCTTCCCTTCTTCAGTCAGATAAGGTTCACCTTTCCATTGTGGTTCACCTTTAACTTTCTTGATATGATTTTTCTTATATGCGAGTATCACACATTCTTTTGGGTTATAAATATATGGAGACGACGGACTCATCCAAGAACCCCAAGCGGTTGTTTTACTTCTATGAGGACTATCTTCTTCCAAGTCAACAACACCAAAAAACTTAAACCCAATCTCCTTCATGACCTGATAAACTTCAGATACGAAGAAAATTCTACCACCTTTAGATTGTCTATTTATCTCATAAGGAATGTTTAACGCAATACGTCCATCGTCTTTTAATACCTTATAAGCCTCAGTTAACCATTTACGAGTAAATTCCAAATACACACTAAATTCCATATCGTCATCGTGAACATCGTATGCAATGTTGACTCCGTATGGAGGCGATGTCACAATTAAATCGACCCATCCTTCGGGCATATCTTTCATCACCTCAATACAATCTCCGGTAATAACTTTATTAATATAATCCTCAATCATTCTGTAATTTTTCTATCTTTTTTTCAATATACCATATAGCCTTCTTCAGGTCCTGAACCACGTTGTCTTTCTTACCAGCTCGTGATAGGTATTTAACTGCGTTACCCAAATAAAAATCTTTATCTAAACCCCAAGCATCAATGACTTTTATTGCTTCGTAAACATTCGACGCTCCCCCATAATGGTCGGGATGATTAACCATTTCTTTTTGTTCTGACATAATATTCTTTTCCATATTTACTTTCTTCAAGTATACCCTCACTTACAAGTTTTTCAATTCGTTTTCTTGTTTCGTCAATTCCAACTCGTAGGATATAATCACAAATGTAATTGATATGAATTGGTTTTTCAAGTTTTCTTAACAGAACTTCATTGGGGTCTATATTGTTTCTCATATTCTTTAAATTTAATTTCAATTTCTTTGGATGAAAATAATATAGCATCAGCTTTAAGATAATACTTAATATTTTCGGGGTTCATTTCTATTTCAAGTATTTGCAATTCTCCTACAATCTTTTTGTTGAATCCCATATTACAAAAGTATTAATTTTTCTTTAGATTAACAATTGTTTTTTTCTGAACTATGTAACTTAACACCTTTCTTTTAAAGATTGGTAGAAGTGTATTTTCAAATGGTAGGTCGTTAGATGACATTAATTCAAAGATAGGTAAACTGATATCTTGGGTTAATTCATTTAATATTGTTCTGATAACCTTTTTACTTTCACCATCAAATAATAATTGAGCAACAAATTTACTGTCGTGTTTAACCGTATCAATACCACCAGTTGTATACTTCCAAATCCTTTTGTTGTTCCCCTTAAGTGTAAAGAAGTATCCTGTTTCTAAACTCTGATTTTTATTCTCGTTGATATGTTTGATTGAAACCGAGTCGTATGTTAATGTCCAAAGAGCTTTAATAACATTAAAGTATTCAAAAAATTTCGGTCCAGCATATTTTAGAACCTTATTTAGTTCCTCTAACTCATCATCACCTAACTTTGGGATTGGTGTAAATTTAAGTTCATTGATTAGTATTTCATCATCAATGACTTCAAATTTTTTATTAACCATGATGTATTTGAACTCTGAAGATATCGTTTGTAGATTTGCTAAGTGTAACGACATTTCACTGAATAACGGATACAACTCAAACTTTTCAATCTTATCGTCACAGAAATTTAAGAAGTCCATCAACATATAATACTTATGTTCGTAGTCAACTGGTTCTGTTAACAACCAGTCTGTTGATAACTTAAAATGATTGTCTTTTTTTGATTTTCTTCTTTTTGGTTTTGTTTCCATTTTACCCATCTATTTGTAAAATGTAATATGTTTCATCATTAAATTCAATAGTTTCATCACTACCATCGTAAGAGTTCAGTGTGTGACCAATACCGTCAGTTTGAATTAACCCTTCTTTAAATCCTTTTATATCTATAAAGTTTTCAATATTCAAACCATATTCTTCAATTACGTTCGCAGGGTCATCAACCAAATCATTAATTAAATCTTCAACCTTTTCCTCAATTAAATTTTCAGGGACAGTTTTATCACTATCTTTTAATTCATCCAACTCTTCGTTTAATTCATCAGCTTCTTCTTGGTCTATTTCAGAATCTTCCAATCTCGCCTCAAGTTCATCAATTTTTTCTTGAACTGCCGGGTCGGAATATTCAAAATCTTCCTCGTCAAAATAATCTTCAAGGTTTTCTCTGACATTATGTTCTTCATCGTCTCTGAAAGTTTCCTTAAGTTCTTCAATATCAATATAATCTTCAACAAAACTTGAATTAAAACCTTTTATTCCGATATCATCAATCAATTCATCAATTTTTTCATATGCCGACATGTGGGTGTCGTAATTATCACCAACCGCCCATCTTTCTTTTGATTCTTCTAATTCGTCAGTTAACACATAAAAAGTTCTCATACTATAATATTTGTAATCATAAACCAAATTATATAAGTCAATTCTTTTTTCAAGTTCTTCAATTTCTTCTTCAACTGCTTCTAAATCCATCAAATTTTCATTATCTTCTGTTTCTTTCTCAATTTCCTCCATTCTTTCCTTTGCAATATAAAGTTCCTGTAACCTTGCATCATGATTAGGCTCTTTAGCCTCATAATCACCAGAAGATGAAGTCAAAAATTCAAATAAAACATTTGCTAAAATTGCAATATCATTATTTGCAGTTTCTAAATTCCATTCATCATCTTGTCGTAAAACGTTTTGTTTTTCAAATTCAATCTGTCTTTGTTTTTTGATTTGAATTTGTTCATATGGTGTACCATATGTTGAGATAGATTTGGTTTCAATCCCCTCAATAGAATTAATTTTGGTGTATGTTAGGTCTAAACTACCATTAACTGTGATATTTGTGATGTTATTAGCATCCGTTCCTCTCAGACTTAAATTACCATCAATAACAATCCTTTTACCTCTGAATTGTTTCATATTTTGAACCAATCTACCGTTATAATTAGTAAACTTTAATAAATCAATATATTGCTCAGGTGTTATAACAACACTCTCTTGGCCTTCTTCCTCAACCAACATTTGAACAACCTTTTGTATTTGTGATATATCTATATTAACTCTCATGATAAAAATTATATTAATAAATATTAAAATAACTATATTATTTACTATTAAATCACATGTGGTAAATATTTATAATAAAATACCAACAATATGAGCTGTGGATGTAAAAAACAAAACGCTTCACCTGAACAGGTGAACAAGTTAAGAACTGAGAGTATTAAAACCGCAGTTCAGAGTACTATTGATAAGTACTACAACAAAAACAAGAAAAAGTAATAAACCTCTAATAAATTAAAAACGATGAAAAACAACAACGGTGGTGGTTGCGGATGTGGAAAATAATCTTTCCCGCAACATAAGAAAACTAAAGGGGGAATTTTTCCCCTTTTTTTATATTTATAATTTTGGAATTTAAAATTTTTAAAAAATTAAACGAAGAAGAGGAAAAACCCGTACTAACAAATCTTCAAAATAAGTTAGTAAAACTTATTACTCTATTCCAAAACGGAGATGTTACTGAAGAGGATATTGAAAACGCCATGGGTGGTTTTGATAAATTTTTTAACTTAATAGTTAAAAATGATTTATCACATTACATTGACCCTTTTAATAATGACTGGTCGGATTATCAAAATAAAATAATTTATCAATTAATACAAAAAGACCCAAATTACATCTATAAGATGATGGAAATGGAATTTTCAGATATAACTGAAATTGATGGGAAATATTATGTTGATTTACAAGATTCCGGTGAACTGGCACAATTCTTCAGTAGTGGTAGAAACGATATTAGTGAAGATAGAATTGCCGAAATATTAAATGGAGATTATGAAGGTAATTTTTATGATGATGTAACAAGTGATGAGTTCAAAGATGTTTATGAAGAACTAGAACCAAAATATCAAGAACAAATTAGAGAGTATATCAAAGAAGAGTTACTTAAAATTGGTACTTTATCTATCAGTTATAAAACTCCTGAATTAATAGAAGATTTAGCAAAAGAACAAGGTGATGAATCAAATTTAAAATTAAATGAAGAAATAATTACTAAACTTTTACAAGATGAAGGTTGTGTTGAATACTTCATAATGAACTCAGGATTAGATATCACAAGTGAATTATATTCACTATACTCATCTTGTTATGGGTCGGTTTATGCTAACGAATTGTATGACTCAATTATAGGACAATTAGTAGGTGAGGTTATTGATAATAAAAAAGCTGAAGATTATAAATACAAAAAATACGATTACAATAAAAGTACATCAACAGAAAGATATGGCGTAAGATATGAAGTTACAAAAACTGCACATTATAATATTAAACTTTGGTTTGAAAGTAACGTAAATAACCCATATGAAAATTTAAATTATTACGGAGGTTATATGAACTTACTTAAAAGTTTATTTGAAAGTGGTGATTTAAATTGGTTGAGTTCTGGTAGAGTTCCTGACTACGCCGATTTTGGTGACGTTAAAAAATGTATCAACATTGAGTTTAATAGTTATTTCTAATAAGATAAAAAATAGTTTACACTTTAACCTTTAAAATTTTAGTTTTAAAATTGAATATGGAAAAAGAAAGTTGTATTTTAAATCAAGAATTTGTTAATAAGTTTGCAGATTTTTTGTGTCAAGAAGTAAGTGAAAATAACACCTACAAAACTAAACTATCCGTCGTTGATTGTAATAGTTTATTCATCATCAAAGGTTATACCAAGAACCCAAACGTACTTGTCCTTAACAACCTTACAGATAAGTTCATAGAAGAACACAAAGATAACTATTCAGACCTAACAGGACTTAATCTTAAAACGTTAGACATCATAGATTACGACACCAAAGACACAAACTTTGAAGATACCAAATTCATCTTTGAATATCCTGAAACTTTCACAACAAACAATCTATCATCAATAACAATACAATCAACATTCCCTCACGGATATTCTAAAAACTATTTAGGTAATCTTTATTCTTACCTTTATAAAATCTCGGAGAAATCACAACCGTACTTTAAGTTCAGAAACATTAAATTGGAATTTGAAAGTAATGAAGGTAACCTGAAGTTCACCAAAGTAAAATCAGATAGTTACTATAGCTCAGAACTTCTCCTGTCGATATTAAACGACAACTTTGAAGGTAAGGTATCAGATGACTATCAACTACCGTCTAAATTGTTCCTGAACGTTATTTAAACACGTTTAGAATAACCAACGATTTGGTAGAAGTCCCTATCACCGTCAATATACCCCTTAACCATCACCAATAGGTTTCTGAACATGAATGCGTCCGGTGTTTGTTTTTCACACTTGGAAAACAACTCAACAAAAGAAATTAAAACTTCAATAGAATAATAACCACATCCTTGTAACTCAAGATACTTTGGTGTGAGTTTATTAACATACTGTAACTGATAGGTATCTCTTGATGTCTCAGAATTAAATGGCTCGGTTTCATCATAGATTTTTATCAGGTCATCAATAAACCCTTTTATAACATTTGGAGCACATTGTTTCTTAGCAATCAAATCAACAATCCAATGTGTATGTGATGGTGTACGTAATCTCTTACCTTCTTCCTTATGTTTAACTATGAAATCCAAATCAGGACGAGCTCCTCTTCCACCTTGATAGATAGCAATCTTCGATGTTGGGTCAACTTGCCAAAATGTCAAAGGGGTATGAACTACCCCTTTCTTTTTAAATGTTAGTTCCTTCATGGAACAAAACTACAAAATATTTTTGATAATTCCAACAGCTTCATTTATATCTTGGAAATCTCTGTCGGGGGCGAATAACTTTGCTTCTTCTGTTACAGTATCCACAATCATAAATGCTGGAACAAAATCGTTACCAGTCACTTCAACAAAAAGGTTATATTCCTCTTCGTATTTTTCAATGTCTCGTTCCTTAAACTTAATCTTGTTTTCTTTAAGTTGTTTTTT